CTTGCCAATAGGTATAGACCACACACTTCTTGGAGACAAAAGCATCGTGCAGCGCATCGCGTAATAACTTCGCGCCTTCATTACGGTGCATGAACATATGCTCGACATAGCTTGTGGCTAAATGAGCCGTAGTATCTTCACTGTTCTCTGGCATGAACTTAACCACGTTCCGGCCTGACAAAAAGGTTTCCAGATACATCGCCTTCTGCGACTCAACCGCATCCATAACATCGGCTGAGATATGCTGCGATCGATTGGATTTCTCATTGCCCAGGCTATCGAGCGAATACAGCTCATGGTTACGCCCACGCTGATCACTGATCTCAGTACCCGATACCAGGTCGGATTCAATGATGTTTGATTCAAGCACTTTGACTAGCTTGCGCTCATCCACATCGAATTGTTCTTGCTCGTCTGAATATGCCATTAACGTAATCCACTAAGTTGTGTGGCTGGGCTCCAGCCATCAAAATCGTTTTCTATACTGTCGTACTCTTCAACCCATCCCGAGTTAAAGAGCTCTGTTCCTTCGCCAGCTCCCATGAGCCCGTAGTGCAAAGACTCAACAACGTGCGAGGTCGCATCCTTGACCGGCTTGTCATGAAACCGATCACCATCGCTGGTTCGTACTCGCTTGAACTGATAAGCACCAGCTAATCCCCGGATCAACGTCTTGCAGCGAGGATCAACCAGAATCGCTGGCTGGCCCTCGATCATGCGTCGAAGGTTTATGTCCAATGCGGTAGTGCGCTGCTCGAATTCATTAGTCGGTGCTGGCCAGGCATATATCCCTGACTGTTCCAACATCATGAAAGGGGTTTGGTCATCCGTCTGAGCCATCTGCGAACCCGCCGGATCGCCGTAACTATCCACATTAAAATTGGGATAAGTTTCATTAAGAATCTGCTTGAGAATCTCACCGAATCGTAACGCTCCCATATTTGTGGTGACCAGTTCTTGTAATACAAACCATCGGCCATCATTCTGCTGCTGCAGGATCACTGCTGCCGGAGTACGCCCGAAGTCGATGCCTATGGTTAGGTCTCGTCCGGCCGTGGGCACTAACTCATGATCTGCAACGTGCTGTGTTTGGCTGAAGTCTGGATGTACTGGCCTTCCATCGATCACCAGGATAAATTCATTCGCCAGGTTAGCTCGTATCCAGTCCTCACTATGAGCACTGATCTGCCTCATGTAATAGCCATCTGGCAGATTATTCAGGTTCTCAGCTCCGTGATTCTGTCGCCAAGACCCATCGATCTTTTGCACTGCACCAGGTTGTATGTGGAATGACCACTCATCCGGCTTGGTCTCTAATGCCAACTCACCTAGCCAGTGATCAGCACTTGGCGCGTTGGAGTCTGCCACCATGCCATAGTAATAATTGCCTAACTGCGCTCGACTAGGGAATCGTCCTACCCTGGCGAGCAGCATATCGATCACTTCCTTGTTGAGCTCTTTAACCTCATTAGCCCAGACACCTGTTGCCTGGATACCTCTGATCTTTCTCACATCATCAGGTCGATCAAAGGCTAAGAACAACACTTCACCAAGAACTCGCGTCCCATCCGATCGTCGATAGTCCAGGTACTGAGTAGGATTAGATCCGTTTACGAATCGTCCTACTTCTAAAGGCCCGGTAACTTCTCGCCAGTCCTTAATGGTTGTGGACTGTAGATCCACATAAGTATTTCGTACCACGATCCATCGGGATCGCCTGATGCCATTATCATCGGCTTTCTGCTTATGGATTCGGTTAAAAACTTCAACAATACAGGCTTGTGTCTTACCTGATCCTAGTGGACCAATTAAACAGCGCACAAATTTGTTGGATTGATGAAAGTCTTTTAGGACTAAGCCTTGCGGTGCGTAGCGTAGTACCGCATGAGCTTCAGTCTCAGCTATCTGTCTCGTGCTCTTCTGGGTCATTGATTCCTGTCAGGTCTACTGCGACTAAACGCATATCGCCCGTAATGTTGGATTCGATACTCTTACGCTTGGGAAAGATATACCCAGCGATCTCTTTAGCGCACTGTACTCGGTGTACCATTTCAATCGACTCATCCTGGGCGATTGATGCCATCTGTATCACGGGGTTATAGCCTGGATACGTTTTGTGCAGCAGCTCGACCAGCTCTTGTTTGTTGTGATTCGGAGTACCTTTTCTTCGGCCTCCTGTCTTTTTGCCTAGTGCCATCTGTATTTTTCTACTTTAGATTAGGAAAGTACCCGGCCAAGGAAGGAATAGTTGAAAAACCTCAGCCGGGCACCCAGGGGTCTATTTCTTTTTCTTCTTGGCTTCTTCATTAACTGCGTTACCAATATTTAAGGCGATGACGTTGACGTACTTCATGATCTTGCCGAGGAACTCATCATCAGTTGTGCTAGGAGTTGCTGCTGCGATGATTGCTGCTACTGAGATAATGCTCGTTATCCCAAAAATAATGTTTGTTATGTTTTCCATTAGTAAGTCCAGATTGTTGGTGCAGCGAAATCGTCACTGTCTGCTGTGTCCAGGTGAACAAATCGTTTTGAGTGTTCGCCCTTTTGATTCCATCCTATTCGTTTGATTCCTGATGCCATCGCCAGTTGTGTTAGCTTGAAGGCATTTTCTCCTGTGACGTTTATGTCGATCGCCAGTCCTGTTGAGTGAGATCCGGGTTTCGCTTTCTTTGCTTCTATCGGATGATCGGGACATCGATACCCGCTCGTTACAATAAAGGGAAATCCGAGCTCTTCTCTCAGGTCTTCAATGATGGCCATGAAGTCTTCATCGATGGCGCGTTCACCACAATGCTGGCACTCCAGTTCTTGTTCAGTGAAATACTTCATTTGTTCTTTAATGCCTGGATAGCCTTAATCGTGTAATAGGTGCCGCCCGCCAATAACGAGAAGATCAACGCAACGGATTCAATGTTTGTCAGGACAGCGGCCGCACTTCCGACCACAACGACATCAGCTACCCGATCGGTCGTTACGTCTTCCATTTGTTGCGTCCAAAAAAAAGCCCCGATTTTTAGGTCGGGGCAAAACGTGAAAGTTTTAATCACTTTAGATTTAGCTCAAAATCCATTAGGGGAACTTTGAGATATACTGAATTTATCAATATTTGATGCGCACTGCAACCCCTAGTTGCGTGATGTAACTTATTGTTTTTGCTCCTCTTGCCAATCATCGAACGCCGCATCGATCCCAGCCAGAATGGTGTCCCTGGCCACTTGCTCACTAGGTGCTGTATCGAATGCCATCTTGCTAAAGAAGTTGATGCCAGCGAATACGGCTTCATGTACTTCTACTGAATCTTGAGCTAGCGCAGAGATTGCAAGCAATGCCTCGTAGTAGTCGTTGATCGCTCTTTGATTAACCTCGTTGCTCATTCGTTGCCCCCTGTTGCATGAATGGTCTGGATTTCAGAAACTCTAACATATACTTTGCATAAGCCGTTAAGAGCTCCTCGCCCTGGAAGGTAAAGGTTTCAAGGTTGTTCTGGACAGCCTGGTCGTAAGCCGCCTGGAGCTCTCCCACTCGGCGGCGATTAAATTGTAGTGTTTTTCTAGTCATTCAAATCTCCCTTGGAGCCGCTATGCTGCGGCCCGTTGATTGTTGATTATCGGTGCCCACTGCTCGGCCATCGCATCTGCTATCCCCTGATGGAACTTAGACCGTATAGCTGCTCGCTCGTCTGATGGAGGACACTTATGGATGTCATCCCTCGCTGTTTCGGCAGTGAGATCGCCAGTTCGCTTTAACGCTGGAAGCCCCTTCAACCATAAGTGAGTCATCTTCTTGACGTTATCTTCAGCGTCTACGTCCTGGGCAAAGTGCCAGGGCTGGACGGTCGTACGCTCAAACGTGCCATCGTTTACACAGTCTTTCTCGTAATTGTCGCCCCAGATTTTTTCTTTTGCGTATTTGTGCATGACCGGATTCTCGACACAGATATAAGGAACATCAGCGTCCATCATCTCGCGGAACAAAGCTGCTCCATCGTCCAGGTCGGCCCACATATCGAGTTTTGATTTTCCGGTAGGTGGTTCGTGTAACCATCTGACCCCTGAGTTACACAATCTGGTGCAAGGAGGGTGCGCAATTATGAGCATATCCCAATCTTGCAATTTCAATGCTTCTCTAACATCCATCTGCAAATGGCGATTGGTAGGCGTGTCGGCTGGTTTAATGTCACAAGACCAGGCATCAAACCCAGCCCAATAAAACGTATCGCGTACCGTACCACTACACTCGCAAGCCACTAATACTTTGATTTCTTCGTTCTGATTTTCCATTTCATTTCCTCGTTAATACCCCCTTATTATGAACTATTGTATCTTAAAAAGATACATATTTAGGTAATAAATATAGTGGTTCGCTTGTGCCCAAATATCGATAAATGATACGATCTGAAAACGTGCAAAAAACAGGGGGGGTTTTACCGCAGACTCTATGGCTGATTTATGGTCGGAAATTGAAAAGAAATTCTCAGTGCGCAAGCTCGCCATTGAAATGGGTGTGGCTGAGACCGTTCCGCATAAGTGGAAAAAGAGTGGGGTGCCGGTTAAGCATCACCGAAAGCTGAGTGCGCTCACAGGTTTATCGAAAGAAGAGCTTTATTATGATTTGTTATCTAAGGTCGATGAATGACCGACTAGCAGATACTCGACTGAGGATCCTAAGTGCTTTGCGAGCTCCTCAATCTTGTTTAATCGAGGCGAACAGATAGAGCTCTCCCACTGGCGAACTGTTTCATAGTGAACGCCAAGCTTGTTGGCTAAATCCTGTCTTGGGATTTTTAGGTGTTTTCTCCGGCAATAGATCCGAAAACAAATATCACTTTCGATCCGGGTCATGAATAGCGTTCGCTCATTGCTCCTTCCAGGTAGGTCTTAATCGATTTCAACCGTCGATAGATTTCTCTTCGATCGATTGAGAGCTCTTCTTCAATCATGTGGATTCGATACGAGATCGTTGAGGGCTCATCATTAGGAATTGCGCGATAATAGATTTTGACTAGGCGATGACCGTCTTCATCCGTTTCTCTCATCCGATTCAGGATCTCCCCAACGGCTTCGGCTTTTTCGACATCATCATCTGAGATAGGTACGTTGGATTCCCGGTATCCGTTTGAGGGTGTGTACCAGGGTTGCTCGGTATACCAGCCGACTGGCGGGCCTTCCCTCGACATATAGGCCCATAGCTCGATGTAGACTTCTATTTCTGCCATAGTTCTTTAATCTCTTGAACATGAGCTGGATGCACTTGGCCTGTCGAATATCTCAGGACTCTCCAGCCATCCATAACAGCAGCGTTGTACTTCATGAGGTCATTCTCAAAGCCTTTGCCCCGGCTATGACGGCCCTGGTTGAATACTCCCCCTTCGACCTCGATCGCAATCTTCCTGGTCAACGGCAGCAGCACAAAGTCGAATCGCCACTTACGATCCACGTGGAACTTATGTTCCCTGGCGAAAGGAATGTCGGCTTCTTTGAGCAAGACTTCCATGAGGAGTTCGCCCTGAGAGCTCTTGACCCCGGTGATCGGGGACTCAATCGGCATCTTTATCGTCTTTGACCACCTTCAATCCTTTGTTTTTGTCTTCAACAGGGTACGGTGGAAATGCATCAAAGGGTATTTGACCGTTTTCTGCTCTAGCTTGCTCAATGGATTTTTTGTACTCCTGTAATTCATAGATCCAATCATTCAAAAGATCCATTTGTGTATGATCCATCATGTCCGTGAAATCGTTTGACAGAAAAAGTTTGCCTTCTCCCCCAAAATTCTCATAGATCAACTCGCCTACCTTGTTACCGATCAATACGTCCATTTTTAGTTACTCCAGTTCACCATAGGAAAGTCATCCGGCCCTAACTCATCCAGGCCAGTAGCTTCTCGTTTTTTAGAGGTTTGCTCGCGAGTTCTGAAAAAACCATCGTAATCCGAGTACATTTTGTGGAATCGCCTGGCATAGAAAGCCCGATAGTTATTACCGATTTTAAAAGTGCTTTTACCATCCCCGCCCACGCCTTCGAGATCCCAGCGTATTCGCTCAAAAATACCGTTAACTGAGTAGTGCCTGTATCCCTTATTGATACGATCGAAAGTGAACTCTACAAACTTTTTCCACACCTCTGGATGCTTGCTGTGATACTCCTGTACCTGTTCACGCATTTCTTCGTATCGGCTGGTCATATCTTCAATACACCTTGCCGAGCTCGCCGAAACAGGGTTTGCATGATGCAAAATAGAAATTGTTCGGAGTGATCAATACGGCGTTGATCCCGGTTTTCACAGTCCGAAATAAGGTAGTTGTCGAATAACCGATGACACTTGGAACAGAGATCCGCGATGCAAATATCATGCGGTTTGAGCCCGGTGCCTTTTCCAAACTGTTGACTCCTCATCCCCTGATAGTGAGCTGCGACCACGGTTCCATCCATTACGCCGCAATTAACGCATGACTGATCACGCGCTGCCTCCAGCATTTTTTTGCTCTTTAATCTGCCTGGCGTAGGAATCAAGGGATTGCTTATATCGCTGCTCAAACCATTCTCCCCAAGTGTGCTTGTAACTGGGAGTCATACGATTCCTTCGCCGCCAGGCGAATCGAGCTGCATGATATTTGAGTTGTTCCCATTCAGACGTTTCGACTTGCACTGAATTCACTTCTGAACTTATCGAACCGGCTACGAGCCAGATCAATCTTTTTCTTTTTAGCTTCAGCGGCCACGTTTAGATCGACTGATTCGTTATAGGCCATCGGAAACTTTGGCGAGCTATAAAATTCGGACTCCGCTTTGGTTGCAGATGAGCCAGAGTTGATCCTGGCTAATATCTCCGAGCCTTTAAGTGCTTTGAAGTTAGCATCGTAATGCCCGGCCAATATCGCTGCTTTCTCCCACTCATCAATGGCGAGCTCCCAATCAGCTAAAGCCTCATCCATGTTAGAAGGGGATGTCATCAGTTTCCTCGATTGAAGGCTCCTGAGAGGGCGCAGAAGGCGGTTTTAACGTGGTTAGCACCTCACCCCTTTGTTCTACACCACCCAACATTTGAAAGTTGAAACAAACGATCTCAGTGCGGTATTTGGTCTGACCATCTTTTTCGTACTGTTGGTAGTCGAGCTTTCCTTCGACAAATATTTTCGAGCCTTTTTTGAGATATTTCTGTGCGATCTCAGCTTGTTTGCTAAAACAGGTGATGTTGTGCCACTGAGTCTTTTCCTGGCCGTTGTACTTTTCACTGGTCGCTAATGAAAAATTGGCTACTTGAGAGCCGCTTTGCGTAGTCCTGACCTCTGGGTCTTTGCCCAGGTTGCCGATCAGAATCACCTTATTTACCCCTGGCATATAGCAAACCCCCTATGTTTTAAAACTTTTGGTGGATTAGGAAATGGCATCGATGTGAACTGTAAGATGCCCCTAATATCATCGAATTCTTTGGCGTTGGTTTTTTGGCGAATCTTGAATCGTTTAGCCGCCGGGATCCGACACTCAGGACAGTTACCGGAAACGATGTCTCGAAACTCGAACACTTCCTTACACTTTTTGCATTTGCGTCTGAATCGTTTATCGATCCGGCGTTCAACTCCCCTGGCTTGCGCAGCTTCGCATTGGAGCGCATCGCAAAAGTTTTCCAGCGTCCAGTTTTTTTCGGAGATGAGTCGATTAATAATTCCAACTCCTTTAACGTAGTTACCTTCCCCTACCTTCTTGACTAACCACATCGTCATTATTCAACTATCCTTAATCTTCGTTCGTACTCTTCGTTTGCTCGCTCGTATTTGTCCTTCTGTTTTGCCAGGTAACCGTCTTGATACCCCTTAACCTCTAACCAAGATTGCAAACCTTTAGGACCGATTTTGGAATTGGATTGCCAGTTCAGATTCATTGTCTTCTGTTCTTCAATCCGTCGAATCAGTTCGTTCACATCATCCTTATCCCAGTCATCGTCAGTGGCTTGCTTGAGTGCGATCTCATACGCCTTCGATTTACGGTGTCGATTCGGAAACAGGTTTGTCGGATACGATTTCCATATCGCTTCAAACCATGTTGGATACTGTGTGTCTAAACCCATCGCTATTCCTGATTAAGCTGAACCAAGATCCTGAAGACACAAGCCCCCTACCCCCAGACGAGCCGAAGTTAAAGTGGCTTGTAAACAATCAAGCAGAACCTGAGTCCCTCGACATTTAGCCCAAGACAATTATCGGATGCCCTGTTTACCCCTTTCCGACGGTATGCTTTTATGAATCGACTCAACCGCCCATCGATGAGTAACTTTAAGTTACCTCATGAAACTTATTCTTAAATGTCGAAAGAATCAAACATTTGAACTGAATTGTTACTTTGTGTTACCTTTCGTTACCTTAAAAGTGAAGGAGTCCGAATAAAGTGACCGATCGATACGGAGAGACCGTTGGGTCTCGAATTGCTGCGCTGCGAGGTTCGATGCCGTTAGACGAGCTTGCAGAAAAAATAGGTGTGACCAGGCAAGCGATTGCCAAGTGGGAACGCGATGAAACTCATCCTCGAATGGTTCAGCTAAAAGCTTTAGCTGATGCACTAAACGTAACGCCCGTCTATATTGCATTTGGACAAGAGGATCCAGACGCTAGAGATGTGGTTACTAAAGCGATTATCGACAAAGTAGGGATGTTAGAAGAACAAGAGCGAGAGCACATTTTGACTAGTATCAATCTGCTGCTTGCAAATCGCCGTCACGAAAATGGGGGAAATAAAAATGGGCACAACGGGACTGCATAGACCAAATAGATCAGAAATGCTGAATCTCGGTCGCTGGGGGATTCAAATGAAAAAAGACTTCATTGAGCTGATGCTCAAATATGAAAATGGTGAGCACTTCATGTTCAAACACACCATTGATTGCTGTGACGAGACTTACACTATTTTCACCCAGGAATCTCTCGGGGAAGCTTACGGCCGCAATATGAAGAAAGTGTGGGAGGGGCAACCGGTCGAGATGGTGTTTAAGGCTCGCCACGAAGATGGAACACAAATTGAGGATTTCACGCTCGAAACTCTCGAAACCTATTACCGAGTGATTTTTAATCGATGGCCAGGGTTCACCACAAGCGCAAAAAATCTATTGGTTAAAGAACACATCACATCGCGAACGATAGGCTTTTGCAAATACTCGAATTTCATTTATCAATTTATGATTCCTATCGATCTCAGAAAAGTAGCGTTGGAATTTTCAAGATCGACAAACACATTCATCGAGGTTCACCAAGATGATGTCTTCCCATCCAGCAAATCGAAGGGGCCGCTTCAAGCGTCAAACACCAACGTCTTTTTGTTGAAAGATAATACGGTACAGTAACTTTAAGCAACTTTAAGTTGCACTAGGTAACTCTTTGGATTTATGCTGTTCCCTCGTCCTGGGGGAACGCATGAATCGAGATTCTAATTCTTACATAAAACATCAAACCGATCTTCGGGAGGCGTGGCTGCGCAAATGCGCATTACGAGAAAACTCGGCGCGGCCACCTCTCGAAATTTACTGTAAGAATTGCAAGGTCGAAAAGCCACACGATTATCAACCTCAAGAGCTCGATGTCGGACTCAAGGCCGGATTCATGTGCCTGTCATGCGATACAGGTTTCTGGTTGAAAGAAGATATTATTTTTGAAGGATTATGAATGGCTAAAAAAGCTGGTGTTATAGAAATACAAGGCAAGGACTACGAGCTCGTAGCATCGCGGGTATCAAAGTTCAGAAGTGAGCATCCTGATTGGACGATCCATACTGAGCTGATCAGCAACGAAGATAAGGTGCTGTTCAAATGCACTATCCTGAATGGCGAACAGCTTATCTCAACAGGACACGCTGAAGAAACACCGGGAACAACACACATCAACAAAACGTCAGCGTTAGAGAACTGCGAAACGTCAGCCGTTGGCCGAGCTCTGTCGTTAGCTGGATACGCTGGGAACTACAACCCGACAAAGGAAGAAGTGGAGGCAGCCGAAGCAAACGCTTTAAAGCTCTTACAGGGTATTAGTGAAGATCAAATTAAAAAATTGAAAACTGAGTGGTTAAAGGCATTTCCAGATGACGCTAAATATGAAGAGGTTGAAAAATATTTTTTCAAGCGAATAGAGGACTTTACACAAGCAGATTACGAAAATTGCTTGGCTCGTATAAAAATGAGAGTAAAACAAATTCTCGATCCAGTAAAAATAAAAAGAAACCGTCCAAAGCCGCAAAAAGGGCCAAAGAAAGTTGATTGAACAACGGACAGACGAATGGTTCGCCGCTCGCCTGGGAGATGTTACGGCTTCACGGGTTTCTGATGTGGTTGCCAGGATCAAAACAGGCTGGGGAGCTTCTCGGCAGAAGTACAAAGACGATCTGATTGCTGAACGCTTAACGCAGATGCCGACCAATATGTTTACTAATGCGGCGATGCAATGGGGAATCGATACTGAGGACGATGCTGCTCTTTACTACGAATTTATGACTGACTACGAAGTCGAAACCGTGGGATATATTAAGCATCCTGTGATTGAACGAGCTGGGGCTTCACCGGATCGCCTGGTGAACGATGTTGGCCTGGTAGAGATAAAGTGTCCCAATACTTCGACTCACGTTGAAACGATACGAACCCAAACCATACCGAAGAAGTATCGACTTCAGATGCAATGGCAAATGGCCTGTACAGAACGGGAATGGTGCGACTTCGTTTCCTTTGATCCACGCATCGTTGATGAGGATCTAAATTACTTTTGTGTGCGAGTTGAGCGAGACCAGGAACTGATCGATTACTTAACGACTGAAGTGCTCGTATTCAATGAAGAGATAGAACTAGAAATTGCGAGGTTAAAAAATGGCTAGACGAAGATGGGGCGATAACCTGACTGCTCCAAGGTACACAATTATTGCGGTCGGGCTGGCGTTCGGAATTGGCATAAGCCTGGGGCTTTTACTATGAGTAAAACCGCTAAAGAGTTTTGGCTAACGAATAAAGAAGTGTCCCAATTATTGGGAGTACATCGCCAGACTGTTTGGCGTTTAGTGAAAGATGGGAAGCTGCCCTCCCCCAAACCGAATCCAGTTTCAAAGCGAGATTTGTATGCGGTTGAGGACATATCTAATTACCTCAAATCACACGCTCAATAGGACTGTATCTTTTATTGATACATAGGTAACATTATGGAGTTTCTCAATGAATGTAACTGAAGCTAAGTTAATCGATATAACTGGATACACTAAGTCTCAGATTAAACATCGTAGGCAGAATAATTGGGAAATGGGCGTTCATTTTTGGAAGGATGAACGAAATGCAACCATATATGACCTGGAGCAAATTGAAAAATGGCAGAGACAAACACAAATGGGGTTGATGACGTTAGGGGTAAATGCCGAATTAGGTGGTACGAAGGAACAAAACGAAAAACTGAAGTCTTGTCGCACATTCCGTACAACAAAACTGGTATAGCAAAAGCACAGCAAATACGATCTCAATACATTCATGCTTTTAATACAGGTATCGAATTAGATGAGGGATTTACACCAGCACCAACTTTCGCGGTAATGGCTCAGAAATATCTTGATGATTTGAAAAGCAAACCTAACTCTGTAAATAGTCACAAAACGATTAAAGGCAGACTTAATAATTATTGGATGGGGGTGGTTGGAAATCTACTGGTTAACCAAATTAAAAAGCGACACATTCAAGACATAGTAAGAAGCAGTCAGGCTAAAGGCAACGAAAGCAAACACACAACCAACATCATATCAGCGGGCAGCGCAGTATTGAGTTTAGCTATAGAAGAAGAATGGATAACTGAGAATCCTTGCGTACAACCTCGAAAAAAAATAAAAACAGTTAAGAAAAAAATTGATCCATACACGCAAGAAGAAATGGATCTAGTTGTTCCGCTGCTCAATAAAACAGACAAATTGTTCTTTGCGATCAGATGGTATTGTGGCTTGCGACCAGGCGAAGTTGCCGCGCTAACCTGGGGCGATTATAGAGATGGCTACTTTAGCGTAACTAAGTCTATTACAGATGGCGAAGAAGGCAGAACAAAAACAGATCATGAACGTACTGTTCCTGTACATCCTAAAGTTCAACAGATGCTGAGTGAACATTTAAAGGTTAGGCAGTTGCTGTGCGATAAGATTTTAGTCACTCAGTACGGTGAAGGGTATCGACACACTAGAGCCTTTGCTAATCGTTTCCAGAAGGCTTTGAGAAAAGCTGACATACGAAGCCGCTCTCCTTACAACGTAAGGCATGGATGCGCGTGTAGGATGTTAGAGGCTGGTATGAAGCCAGGGTACTGTTCTAAGGTTTTAGGACACACTACACGGATGTTTTTCGAGACTTATGCTGAATGGATCGACCGTGATGAAACGAAGGTTCAGGAGCAAATTTGGGCTTCCATGAATTGAAAATGGGTCACAAATGGGTCACAAAATTTTCTAAACCAAAATAACTCAATATATTTCAATAAGTTAAGTGGTCGGGGTAGAGAGATTCGAACTCTCTACCTGGCTCACTGAGGCAATCTGAGGCACCCCCGACCTCTTATAAATCAACAACTTACGTTTCCCCTCTTCAAAAGGTTGCCCCAGCTTGCCCTATCTGGAGATCAAATGGGTCACAAATGGGTCACACTACTCCTCTTTTTCATCGATTTCTCGGTAGTATTTAACGATGGATTTAAGCTGACTGAGGTAGCGTTTTAGATCCGCTATGTTGTTGGATAGGTTTTCATAACCCTGTGTGGTGAGACCGTAGTAAGCTGAGACTGACGCTTCCCCGGCTTCGAGATCCGCGAGGTAGGCTTCCATTGTGTTAGGAGTTAAAACCTTCCATTTAACCTCCGAAAAGGCCACTTGCGAGGGCAACGGAGGATGGTATCGAGGAGCTGGTATAACTACCCGCTTAACTTCAACAGGTTGAACGGATGGGCCTTCTGACCCCCGCCAAGAGCACCCGCTATAAAGTATTAGGATCAGTAAGAGCAGAAAATTCTTTAGCAACTTTTTGTGTAGCGGCATTGATAAGCCTATTAATGGAATCTGGTCGTCTGAGTGCGAGGTGCTGGAGATCGTGCTCTGAAAATTTCTTTTTGAGCCGATCAGCTTCGGCTTGGAACTCCTGATTCTGGACTGTCATCTTTTCCATCTGACCAACAATCATTTCGTGGTTGGCGATCGTCTTTTCCAGGTTATCGTTTTGCTCTTTAATCTCATCTTCGAGTTTCAACTGATTCTGTTTTGAGGTTTCGAGCTGAGTTGTTAAATCTGTAATTTGTTCTTGTGATCGATCGAAATAGACTTTAAAGATGCCACACATAATTAATAACGCGATGCCCAGGCCACCACTGATGTATCCCATCATTTACCATTCCGGTTTTGAAATGCTTGTGCTCCGAAGAACGCTGCGAGAATACCGGCTACTGATACAAAATAAACACTAGCCATATCTCCGAGAATTGATGCTGCTTGCTCAAGCCCTACCCAGGAACTGATGACTACAACAGTCGGATAGAGAAGCATCCCCCACAATGCAAACCAGCTCATAGCTCTTTGCGCGTCTGCCCGTTCGTTTGATATTTTTAGTTGCTGAAGCTCTGCACCAGCTTTCAATTCGGAATCTGAAATAATTCCATCAT